ACACAGATCAACGCTGCAACAACGCAAGAAGAGTTAGATGTAACCCAAGCAGAACTAAACAGCTAAGGAGCTTAATTGAAAAAGATACTAATCATGGGTCTGCCAGGTTCTGGTAAGACTTACCTAGCACAAGCATTAAAAAAGTACTTAGAGGACAACGGCACAACAAATCTTGGCAGCGCTGAGATGATGCCGGTTACTGGGTTTAATTCCCGTGTTACTTGGTTCAATGCCGATGAAGTGCGTAAGAAATACAATGATTGGGATTTTTCAAAAGAGGGGCGTATTCGTCAATCTTTACGTATGGCTGAGTTTGCCCTGTCTGCTGGCGGTGATTATGTGATCTGTGACTTTGTTGCACCTTTGGTTGAGATGCGGAATAACTTCAAGGCGGACTGGACAATCTGGATGGATACCATTGATGCTGGTCGATTTGAGGATACGAACAAAGCGTTTGTACCACCAGAGGTCTATGACTTCCGGGTTACTGAACAGAGCTGTGAGAAGTGGGCTGAGTTCATTGGAACCCACATTATTGAGAACCGCCGCCGTCCCGTATTTAACTGGCAGAAAGAAACTGTCCAGATGCTGGGTCGCTGGCAACCGTGGCATCCCGGTCATAGAGCTTTGTTTGAACGTGCTATTGCCAAGACAGGTCAGGTTGTTATCCAGATCCGTGATTGTCAGGGCTGGCAGGGATCTAACCCATTTGCCATAGAACAGGTAAAATCGTATATAAAGCGTGACTTAGACCCCCTGTTTCAAGGACAATATGAGATTCAAGTTGTTCCTAACGTTGTCAATATTACTTACGGCAGGGATGTAGGCTATAAGATTGAACAAGAGACGTTTGACGATGCAACGCACAACATATCTGCTACCAAGATTCGCAAGGAAATGGGGTTAACCTAAATGTTTGGAATAAGCGCATTCGCACAGTCTCCTTTTGCCGCATTAGGCGGGACAGCGTTTGCCGTTGGTTTGGACGAATCGTTTACTTCTACGGATGCGTTTGCAGGGCCTGTTGCGTTTTCTGGTGTTTATGCAGAAACATTTTCTTTGTCTGATGCAGACTCTGGCGCTACATTTAACTTCTTCTTAAATATTGCCGAAACTTCTTCCTATGAAGATGCGTATGTAAATGTCAGTGTATACGACCTTGATCTTAATGAGTTGTTTACAACAACAGAATCGCTTTTGTTTGGGTTTGCGTACTCACTAAGCCTAGCCGATTCTTTGTCGTTAACTGACGCGCCAGATGTAACATCACTGTTTGTTACAGCGGTAGCAGAAACGATGACCGTATCTGAAGATATGACTGGCGGGTTCTTCTATGGCGTAGATACTACAGATACTGCCACATTTACAGAAGTTACTACAGCGCAATACGCTTTTGGGCCAACCGTTGCAGAAACAATAACCGCCGTAGATACAGTACCAGCAACGGCTATCTATAGACCCTTAGTACCAGAAACAATGACATTAGCAGATAGTCAGATTGGGCGTGGCTGGTTTAGAATTGTGGATGACCAAAACCCAAATTGGGTACAAATTAATGACGATCAATAAGGATATAAAATGCCATCAACCTACTCCCCAAAACTTAAGTTTGAATTAATTGCTCCTGGTGAACAGCCTGGATTGTGGGGTGATACGACCAATAAAAACGTTGGCGAACTTATTGAGCAAGCTATTGCTGGGGTAACTACTTTAGATCTAACTTCTGTTTCTGGTAATTACATACTTACTTCTTTGGACGGTACTTTAGACCAAGCTAGAAGCGCAGTTATTAGCTGCCAAGGAACAGCAGCAGGTGCAGTAAGTATTGTTATCCCAACGTCTACAAAGCTGTATGTATTCCGAAATGCTTGTGGGCAGACAATTACCATTAAAACGGCTGGTCAAATAGGCGGTGTTGTATTAGCCAACGGTGAAGCAAATTCTGTATTCTGCGATGGTACAAACGCTCTTGCGGGTTTAGTAACTGCTGGCGCTGGAACAACTCCTGTTTCTGGTGGTGGTACAGGCCAAACATCATTTACATCTGGATTTCTTATTTCTCCATCGCCAGGCGGCACAACGGCGCTTACTACACAGGCTAAAATAAGTTTGCTAACGGACATTGTTAACACTCTACCTGTAGCAAATGGCGGTACTGGCCGATCATCTTTAACGGCTAACAATGTTTTACTTGGAGATGGCACAAATGCGGTGCAGCAAATAGCTCCAGGAGCAAATGGAAACGTATTAACTTCTAATGGAACAACTTGGCAATCTACTGCTCCAACCCCAGCGGGTGTAGTTTCTTTTAACGGCCGTTCTGGGGTAGTAACTTCACAAGTTGGCGACTATAGTTCTTTCTACTACCCGCTTAGCGGAAACCCATCTAACTTTTTGACTAGCTCTTCCCTTACGGGCTATGCTCAACTTGCAAGCAGTCCTACATTTACTGGCGCAATAACCGCAACTGCATATACCGCAACTGGCGCAGGATCTATTGGGGATCAAAAATTTACCGTTTCTTTTGGTGGGTTTAGCACAGGCATGTCTGCTCAGGGAATGCAAATTGGAGCGCCTGGAAAGGGAATTATTAATGACGGATCTTACATAGCCCTTGGCGGCATTAGTGGTGGAACAGTACTTTCTCTTGGCCTTTCAGCTGGGGTTCTTATTTCAAGTACCGATAACGTACAAAAACCAACTGGTGGTTCTTGGTTAAGCAGCTCGGACTCAAGATTAAAAGAAAATATTAACCCATATACAAAAGGTTTAGACGCAGTTAATTCACTGCGCACGGTTACATTTAATCTAAAAGAAGGTGTGCCTGGGCGTGAAAAATACAAGATTGACCCAACTAAATCCATTACTGGAATTATTGCCCAAGAAGTTTTAGAAACGCCGTTAGCCTCTATTATTTCTGAAGGAAGCGATGGTTATTATATGGTTGACCCAAGTGAATTAACTTGGACTTTAGTAAATGCCGTTAAAGAACTTAGTGCAAAAATAGATGCACAAGCAGCAGAAATAGCAGCATTAAAGGCGCAGTAATGGATTATGTCCGATCTACTCGGTTTAACAGAGGGTGTAAAGGGCCTTAGTTCCGGCTTTGATTCTGCTCGTGAAGCAGGTAAGTCTGTTAGCAAGCAGATTGAGAACATACAGAAAGATGCAGTAGATGTAGCCCAGCAGCAAGCGCAAGAGCGAATACGGGCAAGACGGGAAGCAGAATTTAAGAAGGAGCGGGCGCTGATTAAAGCGCTTGAAGAGTGGAAACGAAAGAAGCAGATCTCCGATGAGGAGGCTGACTTAAAGATTAAGTTTGTAAAGCAGTACGGCGCTAAAGAGTGGGATGCGCTGCTTAAGATTAAGTTGGATATAGAGAACATGGAACGCAAGAACAACGAAGAGTTCCAGCATGACTTGAAGGCAGTAAGGCGGGTGCAGTTTTATTGTTTTGTTGCCGCATTGATTGTAACTTTGTGGCTAAAGTTTATTTTAGGAGCTTTTTAAATGTTTCCATTAGATGCAATACTAAATATTGGCGGCAAGATACTAGACAAGGTATTTCCAGATCCAGCACAGGCTGAACAGGCTAAGCTCAAGCTGCTGGAAATGCAGCAAAACGGTGAACTGGCTCAAATTGCAGCAGATACTGCAGAGCAGCAAGAGCTTACTAAACGTCAGCAAGCTGACATGATGAGCGATTCTTGGCTATCTAAAAACATCCGCCCGATGACTCTATTATTTATTCTTGGTGGCTATTTTATTTTTGCAATGATGTCAGCATTTGATTTAGATACCAACAAAGCCTATGTAGAGCTACTAGGTCAATGGGGTATGTTAATTATGTCGTTCTATTTTGGCGGTAGGACGCTAGAGAAGATTATGGATATGAAGGCGAAAGAGAAGCAAGATGCAAAGTAATTTTGAGCTATGCCTAAAGAAGATGCTTGCCCATGAGGGAGGCTTTGTGAACCATCCCCAAGACCCAGGCGGTATGACCAACCTTGGCGTTACTAAGCGAGTTTGGGAGGAATGGGTTGGGCATGACGTTGACGAAAAGCAGATGCGGGCTTTAACCCCCGAAACAGTTGCGCCGCTTTATAAAAGGAAATACTGGGATGCTATTAGAGCTGATGAGCTTGTGGATGGTGTTGATTATTGCGTTTTCGATGTCGCTGTTAACTCAGGAGTCGGGCGCGCCATTAAGTTTCTACAGTCGTGTGTTGGTACTGCTCCTGATGGTGGTTTTGGGTCTGCTACTTTGGCTGCCGTAAAGGAAGCGGAAAAAGACCCAGCAAGGCTAATAGAACTGTATTGCGCTAAACGGCTAGAGTTTTTACAATCACTTAAAACCTTTGAAACTTTTGGCAAGGGTTGGTCAAGACGTGTTGCTGAAGTAAAAGATGCCGCACTCAAAATGTTAGGGTAAACCCGTATGCCGTTACAAAAACTACAATTTCGCCCAGGTATTAATAGAGAAGGCACAGACTACTCCAACGAAGGTGGCTGGTTTGAGTGCAACAAAATACGCTTTCGCTCAGGATACCCAGAAAAAATTGGCGGTTGGGTTCGTGCTACTGGTAGCTACTTTTACCTTGGTATTTGCCGTGCAATAATTAACTGGATTGATAATTCTAACAATAACTTGTTGGGGATAGGTACGCATCTTAAGTACTACGTCAATCGAGGTCTTGGCATATATAACGACATTACTCCATTACGTCTTACTAGATCAACAACTAATACCCCGCCAAATGCATTAACCAATCCTTTTGAGTGTACTTCAGGCTCTGCCATTATTACAGTTACTGATAATGCAAACGGATCTCAAGAATTAGATTTTGTTACCTTTTCAAATGCGACAGCTTTTGGTGGTTTTTCAACTACCGACCTTAATAAAAACTTTCAAATCATCAAGATTCTTACCGCAAATAAATACCAAATTCTAGCTGGTAGGACTGCAACATCTACTGTGGCCGCTGGTGGTGGGACTGTAAATGCTTTTTATGAGCTTAATGTCGGTTTACCTGTGTACACAACTGGTAACGGATTTGGGGCGGGCGTTTGGAACGGAGCAGTTACTACAACAGCTACTACACTTACATACACATCTGGCACACGTACAGTACTTTTGAACTCAGTATCAACTACTATTAATGTAACCTCTACAGCGGGGTTTACAGCAACAGGAATAATAAAAATTAATTCAGAAATTATTACATATACAGGGATTACAGGTACTTCATTTACTGGTTGCACTCGAGGTACAAACGGGTCTATGGCAGAAAATCATGCTTTAGATCCAGTAGCTTATGTTGCAACACCAGCGCCTATTGCGGTAAGACAAGTAACCAGCTTTGCTGGAACAACTGGGTGGGGTAACGCTTCAGATATTGCTTTTGGTTCAGGTATCGGGCAACAATTGCGTATTTGGTCACATGATAACTTTGGTGAGGATTTATTGTTGGCTCCTCGTGGCGGTACTTTATATTACTGGGCGGATAACACAGCTACATTCCCAAGAGCAATAACATTACAAGCGGCAGCAGTTCCTTTTGTGGGTTCTGGTGATGCCGATTATGTTCCAAAATCTACCAATCAGGTCATAATTTCTGACGTATCTAGATTTGTTATTACTATGGGTTCAAACTCGTATAACCCAGCCGATCCAAATACAGATTTTGATCCCATGCTAGTTCGGTGGTCAGATCAAGAAGACCCATACAATTGGATACCTGCAATTACCAATCAGGCAGGCGAACAACGTTTAACTAATGGCTCATATATTATGCAAGCCAAACGTAACCGCCAAGAGATTTTAGTTTGGACGGACGCTGCACTTTATTCTATGCAATATCTTGGGCCTCCTTATGTTTGGGGCTTTACTTTGCTTATGGATAATATCTCTATCATGAGTCCAAACTCCGCTATTGTTGTTAATAACGTAGCGTACTGGATGGGTACAGATAAGTTTTATTCATATTCTGGTGTAGTTGCCACATTACCTTGTTCTGTTCGTCAGTACATTTATAACGATCTTAACTTTGCCCAGCGTTTCCAAATATTCTGTGGCACAAATGAAGGTTACAACGAGGTTTGGTGGAACTATGTGTCAAATACGGAAGCTGCTTTGGCTAACCAAGAGAGCCGTAAACCAATGCCAGACCGCTATGTAGTCTATAACCACCTAGAGCGTATTTGGTATTATGGAACATTACGCCGTACTTTTTGGTTGGACAGCCCACTTCAAGATGCCCCAATGTCAGCTCAGGGTCTTCTTGTCGGTGCAGTTAACGAAGACGTTTATCATACCAGCATAGAGAGCGGCACAGTCATATTCCAAGAAACTGGGGTTGATGATGTATCAACAGCGTCGGCAGTACCATTTGAGTCGTACATACAGTCTTCAGACTTTGATATTGGAGACGGTCATAACTTTGGGTTTGTTTGGAGAATTATTCCTGACATTACATTTACTGGGTCTAATGATGGGTTTCCAAAAGTAACAATGGAACTAAGACCGCGTCAGTTTTCAGGGTCTCCGTATGGCACTTCTGATCTAGATACAGTTCAAGCTACTCAACAATACACCGCTGTTGTTAAACAATATGACGTACAACAATATACACCGCAGGTATATACTAGGGTTCGCGCAAGGCAGATGGCGTTTAAGATTGAATCAGGCGGGCAGTTGGGCGTAGCTTGGCAGTTAGGTAGCCCCCGTATTGATATTCGCCAAGACGGAAGAAGATAATGCAAGAATTACGGAATACAAAAGCCCCCAATCTACTAGTTGCTCCTGTTGAATATAACAAGCAATATCAGGATCAATTAAATAATGCGCTACGGCTATATTTTGTGCAGATTGATAACGTCTCTCAAGTTCTGGCTGAGCGTACCGCCTCTAACACTGTACTAATCTGGATGGATATGTAATGGCTTTTCAAAATATAACCCCAGCTAAACTAGGTACTCTTGCAGTTACTGGGAGCTTTCAAACAGTCTACCTTACTCCCGCCAGTATTAGAGCCTTAGTAAAAGACATTAATATATGTAATACCACGGCTGGTGCATTAACCGTAGACTTATGTGTAGTGCCTTCCGGCGGTACGGCGGGGACATCAAACGCCTTTTTGTACGCCGTTTCTATAGCAGCCAATACTGCATATCGTTGGCAGGGCTTAATAGTGATGAACCCAGGAGATTCCTTGCAGGTAAGGGGTTCTGCCGTAGGATTAACCCTATTTGCTAGTGGTGCTGAGGCAGTTTAAATGATAAAATTAACCCAAATTAACCCCAAAAGGCATTAATTATGAACCCATTGCAAACCGGGATGTACCCGCAAAGTCAGATGGATGCAACGCAATTCGCCGTTCCTACACAGATGCCTGTCAGTAGAGAGATTGTTTCGTCTGATTTTGACACACAAGTTGACCCATATAGTGGGAATTTACCACGATTCAAGGCTGGCGGGGACGTTGGACTCAAATCATTAGCCAGGGAATTGCCTAAATACGGTCGTTACAACGATGACATGGTTGCTCATATTAGTTCAGATGAAGCAAGAATGCTTCAGCAAATGGGTGGCGCAGGAACTATTAACCCTACTACGGGTTTACCCGAATACGGTTTGGGCAAGCTAAATCCCGTTAGAGCTATTAGTAAGGTTGGAGACGCTTTAGGTATTAGCCAAGCCGCTACAAAAGTATTCCAGCCGATAGAGAAAGCCGTTGTCCAACCAGCAAGTAGGGGGCTTGCGGAGTTTGATAAAGCTGTCGGCAATATGATTCCTGGAGGATGGGGTACTGTGGCGCAGATAGCTGGCTCTGCTATGGGTCTTCCTACGCCTGTGTTAGTGGGTATGGGAGCTTTAACTGGGTCTGGAGTTTTGCGTCCGGGTCGTGGATTTAATGTGCAAGGTGCAATTATGGGTGGCGCTATGGCTTACGGTTCTGCTAAGCTAGGAGCGGGTTTACGGGAAGCGGGCGGTATGTCGGCAGGCCCTGAAGCATTAGGTGATCTAGGTGGCGCTGGGTTTACATCAACTGCTCCAACGGTAACAGAATCTCTTGGTGCATCTCTTAACGCTGCTCCACAAGCGTTAGGCGACGCAGGCGGTGCTGGGTTTACATCATATATTCCTCCTGCTGTTAGCGATATTGTTAATAACGCAGGGTCAAATTTAACCGCTACTGGACAGGGAATTCAGAATCTTTCTGGTTTTGGCCCGCAAGGTATAAAAGGTATTGAACCCGCGGCTGCGGCATTTGGTAACAGCGGGGCTACAGTAACAAATACAGCATTACCAATCGTAGCTGGTGGCACAGGTTTAGCCGCTATTGACGAGCAACAGCAAGCCATTAAAGATAATCAAGCGCAAAATGCTATAGCGCAAAATCAATATAACGCAGAGATGGCAGCCATTATGCAAGGCGCAAACCGATCAGAAGACATTATGCGTAGAAACCCATATCAGTTTGCTGCTGGAGGCGCTATTGCTTTTGCTCCAGGCGGCAATGTTCCAAGATTTTTATCAGGCGGTGGAGACGGCTTAAGTGACGATATCCCAGCTACAATAGATAACAAACAACCTGCTAGATTAGCTGACGGTGAATTTGTGGTTAGTTCCGATGTAGTATCTGCTTTAGGTGGCGGATCTTCAAAAGCTGGAGCTAAAAAACTATACGCAATGATGGACAGAATTCGTGAGCAAGCTCATGGCACTAAAAAACAAGTGCGCCCCGTCAATCAAAACAAAGTACTCCCTGCTTAAAGGATAGATCATGGCAACAACAAGTGTAGTAAGTTCCGGCTTAGCATCAATTGCACCAGAACTAAAACCGTTTTATTTGGGCGCAGGAACAAAAGGTCAAGCCGACTATGTTCCAGGCTTGCTGGAGAAGGGTCAAGAAGTATACGGACAAAACTATCAACAGCAAATTGGCGATCAGTTAGCAGCTTCTGGTTTAGGCGGAGCCAAGCGCGTTGAAGGTCTATCTCAGATGGAGCAACAACTAGGGCAATCCCTACAAAACATGCAAACGCCGACTCAGTTTGGTGCTGGTACAGGGTTAGCCACTCAAGCAGGTCAAGGGCAGTTAGGCACAACAGGACAGGCTGCTGGCTATGGTCAGATGGGCGCTGGATTTGGCACTGCTGGTGTTGGCATGGGTCAGCAAGCCGCAGGTTTGGCAGGGATGGGTGTTAATTATGGCCAACAAGCCGCTGGTGCTGGTCAGAACTATATGCAGATGGCTACAAGTCCTGGGGCGCAGCAAGCGTTTATGTCTCCATACATTCAAAACGCTTTAAATCCTCAGCTTGAAGAGATACGCCGTCAGTATGGCATTTCTGGCGCACAACAACAAGGTCAAGCTACTCGAGCTGGAGCGTTTGGTGGAAGCAGAGAGGCGTTAATGCGCGCTGAAAATGCACGTAATATGGGTACTGCTATGAACCAAGCGATTGGATCTGGCTATCAAAATGCGTTCCAACAAGCTCAACAAGCTCAACAGTTTGGTTCGCAGTTGGGATTACAGGGTATACAGGCAGGTATACAAGGTCTTGGTGCTGCTAATCAGGCGTATCAAACAGGACTCCAAGGCACTGCTCAAGGTATGCAAGGCGCTCAAATTGGTTTACAAGGTGTCGGCGCACAACAGGCTGGTTACGCTGGAGCAAACCAAGCGGCTGCTACATTAGGTCAATTAGGAACACAGCAACAGGCTGCTGAAATGGATCGTCTATCTGCACAGGGAGCGTTTGGCTCTCTGCAACGTGGCATAGCTCAGCAAGGCAAAGATGCGGAATACAACGATTTAATGAATCGTTTAAATTATGGAAAAACACAGCTAACAGGAATGCAAGGTTTACTTACAGGCACTCCTACGGCAAACATGTCTTCCACACAAACAACGACTGCACCAGCTCCAAGCTTTGCTAGCCAATTGGCTGGTACTGGACTATCTGGTCTGGCTCTCTACAACATGTTTAAATAAGAGTAACTATGAGCATACTTAGCGCACTCAAACAACAAACCGAATCCTTAGATGACTTGGCAAAGTTGCCACAGCCTCTAATTATGCAAATGGCTCAGCGGAGAGAGATTGCACCAGAAATGGTTCCTGCAATTCTTGGACGTAAAGCAGAACTGATGGATGCCGTAGCGCGCAATCAAGCTCTTCAGAAGGGCGGTCAATCACCAAGCGTGATGGAACAGGTGATGCAAAAGAATGCACAGTCTGAGAATCCAATGCAACGACCAATGCCACAAATGGAGCAGACTGGCGTAGCTCAAATCCCAGTGCGAGAGCCGCAATATGCAGGCGGCGGCATTGTTGCATTTGCTAGTGGCGGTATGTACGATACTGAGGCCGCAGAGGGTGAGGAGTCCGAAGCGCAAGAAATGGCTCGTCTGTTTCCAAAGTCCAAGCTAGCATCATTAATTGAATCTGGAGCCGCTGGGTTGCGTGGTCTCGTGTCTAAAATGAAAGGCTCTCCTGTATACGACAAAGCCGCAGCAGATATGAAGCAAGCAGAAAAGCCAAAAGGAAACCATCCTTTTGAGGCTGATGCTATCAAGGCAGCCAAGCAAGTAGGCTTAGATCCAAGCATTATGTTACATGCTTTATATAAAGAATCAGGCGGAACAAAAGATCCAGCTACAGCCCGTTCAAAAGCTGGTGCTTACGGCCCAATGCAGTTGATGCCCGCCACAGCAAAAGAGCTTGGCGTAGATTACAAAGATCCACAGCAGAACATCATTGGCGGTGCTACATACCTTAAGAAACAACTGGATGCATTTAAGGATCCACAGCTAGCTTTGGCGGCATACAATGCTGGCCCAGGAGCAGTACGCAGGGCATTGTCAAGCAGTCTTGGAATTGCTTCTTTACCAAAAGAAACTCAAGGTTATATGAAGTATGCGGCTGGTGGCGATGTTAAAGGCTATAGCGGTGCTGATGGTGAAAGCTTGGTTGGCGCAGATTATCAATCTGATTTTGCTAAGGACTACGCAGAAGATAACCCTTATTTGGCTCGTAGCAGAGCATTAAATGAGAAGATGAGAGAGCTTGCAAGGGCGTTTACAACCCCCCGCAATTATGATCCTATTAGTAAGTTAATCATAGATCCATTAACTTCTCTCAAAAAATGGGGTCAAACTCCATTAGATCAGCAAGCAGCCAAATTTGAGGCGGCAAGTAACGCTCGGAAAAATGTTAGCTTTACAAACACAGCGCCCCCCAAAGTTGAGCCAAAGCCAGACGCAGCAAAGTCTGCTCCAGCAAAAGCGGATGCAACAAAACCAGCACCAACAAATATTCCACCTAGCTTAGCTCCAGCCGTAACAAAGGATAAGGAATTGAACGCCCCAGCGCTGAGCGATGCAATGGCAGACCCACAAAAATCTGCTGAGCAGTCTTACTTTGACGAACTCAGACAGTACATTATGTCTGGAAGAGAAGAGGCTAAGGCAGCCCGTAAAGAGAACCAAAACATGGCTTTATTGCAGGCTGGACTAGGTATCCTTGGCGGTACATCTCCATACGCTATGGCTAACATTGGTCAAGGCGCTATGATGGGTACACAAGCTTATGCTCAGGGTCAAAGAGGTATTCGTGAGCAAGAGCGTGATTTAATGTCTGCTCAGCTTGGCATGGCTAAGTACAAGTCTGCCGCTGAAAATGCCGCAGCAGAAAGAGCCGCTACAGCAGCTTATAGAGATGCGGTATTAGGTCAAAAGGGTGAGAGTGCAGAAGCTATTCAGTCTGATCGCGCCTATACACGGTTGCAACAAATTGAAAAAGATATTGCAGATAGAGTTCTGGGTCAATACAAAGACAACTTTATGTACAAGCAAGATCCAAACAGGTTCCAGTCTGAAATTCAAGCCAAGATTTTGGCTGAAAAACAGAAGAACAAGCTTTATAATAGTCTTTATACAAGAGCAATGGGTGTTGCGCCAGAATTTAGTGTGGCTGCCCCAACGCCTGCAGATAGACCTCCGCTTAGCGACCCAAGGTTTCGCACCAAATAAGGATTAATATGGCATTTGATGTTAACGCTGCTTTAAAAGTAGGTTACTCTCCCAGTGAAATTGCCGATTATCTAGGAACTGAAAAAAAGTTTAATGTTGCCGTTGCTAGAGAATCTGGTTATTCAGATGAAGAGATCATTAATTATTTAAACCCTAAGAAGCAAGAGGGTGTCTCTGGCTCGTTTAAAAAGGGCGTAGAGCAATTAATCTCCACGGGTCGTACTGCTCTTGAATCCGTAACTGGAAGCCCTGAAGAAGCCGCATTAGCCGCACAAAAACGCCAAGCCGATATTGAAAGCCGTTACGGAGAGGGTGCTAGCTTAGAAAGACTAAAGCAAGCCTATGCAGATAAAGGCATTCTTGCCGCTGGTAAAGAGTTAGCTAGCCAAATTCCTACCGCTATTGCAGAGCAAGTACCAAACATTGGATCCACCATTGCAAGCGGTTTAGCAGGGGCTGCAGCGGGATCAGTAGTGCCAGGTGTTGGTACGGTATTAGGCGGTATCGCTGGCGTAGCAGCACCCACCTTAATTCAGTCTTATGGCGGAAATATTCAGCGTCAGGCGCAGGCACAGCAAGAAAAAGGTCAAGAGCTAAATATTGATCGCAGTAAAGCAGCCGCCTATGCTGTACCTATGGCAGCTTTAGATGTTGCCTCTACTTTTATTCCTCTTGGCGGTAAGGTTGCTGGTAAAGTATTCGGCCCAGCAGTTGAGCGATTGCTCACAGCAGGAGATGGCGCGGCGGCAGAGAAACTAGCTAGGGAAACATTCCTACCAAGCATTAAACAACTTGGACTAGGGACGGCGGTTAAAGGTACGGCAACAGGCGTAGCCTCACAGATTCCAACAGAAATTGGACAGCAGATGTTAGAGCGCGCTAACGCAGGGTTAGCACTAACTGATGACGATGCATTGCGTGAGTATGGCGAAACCGCATTTGATGTGTCCTTGCTAGGCCCACTTGGTATCCTAGGTCGTGTATCCAATAAGGCAGATGCTCGCCAAAAGGTCTTAGCTGCCCAGCGAAAAGCGCAGGAAACTGGCGAACCTCAGCAGATTGAGCTTGAAGTAGCGCAAGAGCCTAAAGCCCTTGGATATGATCCAAATGTACAAGCTCCTACAACATACGGGTTAACCCCTATTATTGTTAATCCTGATGGATCTACATCGTTCCCAAGCGAGGCTAATCAATTTGCACAACAGCCCGTCTCCGAACTATCAGATCAAGGATTGCGTCAAGCTTTAGCTCCACAAGCAGCTACACCAACGGCTCCGGGGGCTACACAAATTACCGAAGCTTTTGCTGACCCAGCAGATCAAGCTCGTATCAACGAAGCTCGATGGGCAGAGGCTCGCGCCAATTCGCCAACGATGCAGAAGTTTTTGCAACATAAAGAAGTTGTTACTAAAGAACAACAAGCCCGCCGTCAACAGGCTACAGAAGCTTTCCAAGCTGGTGAATTACAGGGTGGCGTATACATGCCCCCGTCTCCAAAAGAGCCAGCACTATCTCCTACACAGACCATTGCTTATATGGATCCAGTAGACGGCATTCGTTTTTACGAAGGCACACCCAATAAAACTGGCAGTGGAGTTAACTTCATTGACAAGGACGGCAAAAGCAAAACGATCTCTTCTACTGATAAGAACGCAGTCATCAATCCAAATGAATTAGATATATACAGCCTAGAAACACAGGCGTTAGCTAAGACATTGCCATCATTGAGAAAAGCACGAGACGAAGCAAGAGTCAAATACAACAAAGACAATGCAGCGTTTAAAAAATTCCTGCAAGAACATCCATTGCGGAGTATGCATTACTCTGACTACATTCGTCCCGGTACAAATCCGAATGCTCTGCTTAGCGCAGGCCAGACTAAAAACATGTTCATTAACAGTAAAGTTAATGGCTACAACCCAGACGACTTAGCTGACATTGCCCATAAAGCTGGATTCTTATCGGACGAAGAGTTCAATAATCCAGAAGATAATGGTGGCGTTAATGCGTTTATGGATAAGTTTACCCAAGCATATGAGGGTATACCCGTAGAGACTCCAAACACATTTGAATCTAAGGCTACATATGAAGCTTTAGATAATGAATACATGGCTCGTGACGAAGAGATTCAAAAGCGCAATGTAGTCTTGGAAAATAAAAAGTCAGCCGTCCCAACCGAAGAGCAAATAGTACCTGCTGAGTTTGTTCCAAATGAGCCTGCTACGCCAGCAGACATGGTTACGCCCGCAGAGTACGCATACCTAGAGCCAGTCAACCCTAGTTTCCGTGCTGAGGTAGCAACCCCATACACAGACAAGTTCCTTGCGGATCAAGACAAGTTAATTGACGGCATCAGAAAGTCGCTAGATAAGATGGGCTTAAAAGATGTAAGCCTCAAAATTGCTGATTCATTACAGCGTCGTGTAGATGGCAAGATGGAAGACATCAACGGCGCATACTTTGATAAGATGATTTTGCTGTCACTAGCTGGCGATAATATTAATCGCACCATGACGCACGAAGCATTGCATGCTATGAAGGACTTGGGATTTTTCTCGCCTAGAGACTGGAAGATGCTTGAGTTTAAAGCGCAGTCACTTTGGATGAAGAAGTACGATATTGTTTCTAAGTATGGAAATGAGACTCCAGAGATTCAAATAGAAGAAGCTATTGCTCATGCCTTTGCTGATATGTCAGCTCAGCCTGGTGCAATCAAAGCCATTATGTCCAAGGCAATTAATATCCTTAAGCGTATTGGCAACTTCTTGCGTGGACAAGGATACAGAACTGCAGACGATATCTTTGGTGAAGCTAAAGCGGGCGAGCTTAAGCCTACCAAGGAAGGAAAAGGCGACTTTAGAGCTTTGGTTAATACGGCGACTGGTGCATTCAAAAAGTGGTTTGGTGACAGCAAGATTGTCAATGAAGACGGTAGCCCTAAAGTAATGTATCACGGCACATTGGATGATGTTACTGCTTTTAGATCTAAAACCGCAAACGCTATTTTTGTAACAGATAATCCTAAATTTGCCGATAGATTTGCTAATAATTTTGTTGGCAGAGAAGATGGTCAGCCAAACATTATTCCTTTATATGTTAAATCTGAAAAACCATTTGATTACGATAACCCATCTGATATTAAAAAAGTATTGCGAGAAATTGCAAAAACTGATCCAGAGTTATATGAAAAATTTGAACAAGAATTTGCTTATTATGAAAAAGTCAAAAAGCAAACTGGAAAAATGTTAAATAACTGGAGTTTAATTGAAAGACCAGAATTACAAGATGCTATAAAAAAATTAGAATTTGATTCCTTCTATGTAGATGAAGACGGATTTAAAAGTTTGGCAGTTTATAGCCCCACCCAGCTTAAGTCTGCAACGGGAAATAAAGGTACATTTGATATCACCAACCCAGACATCCGTGCTGAAGTACCATCAAAGGCAAAGCTTAAGTCGGCATTAAGTAATGTAGATAAAGAGTACGCTGATAAGATTATCCAGCAGTTTACTCAAGAGAAGGCTACCGTTGAGCAAAAGTTTAATAACCTGAAAAAAGGTTTCTTTGACCGTATGATGACTGGTATCTTTGATGAGTTCCGGGCAATCAAGAAGTACGATGAGAAGTCTTATATGCAAGCCCGTCTTTCCAAGTCTATTGACGGCGCGTTGCAAGGTCTTTTAGAGCATGGTCAAGTAGTTAATGATGGCGGCGCTTTGAATATCGTCAAAAATACTAAAGGTCTCCTGCAGATTCTGGAGCCAGTTGGATCTGAAGTAGATCAGTACCAGATCTGGAAAGCTTTAAACCGTGATGCCCGTATGCCAGAAGATAAGCGCTCCTTCAGTAATGAACTAGTGGTTGATCGAGACAAGCTAATTCAAGGCGATCTCAACGGCAAGCCAAGAAAGGCAATCTATGAGAAAGCTCTCAAGGAAGAGAATGATCTAAACCGTTCTGTATTAAAGGTTGCTTTAGATGCTGGCATCATAGATCAAGAAGGCTTTAATAATTTTGCTAATGACATCTACTACATCCCATTCTATAAGCAGATGGAAGGCGGAGATGTGCAGTCTGTTAGCAATGCCGCCAAACTAACAGGTCAATACTTCAGTAAAGCGCTCAAAGGCGGAGATAAGAAGACTAACGATCTGATGGAAAACGTCTTGATGAACTGGTCGCACATTCTGTCTGCCTCCATGAAAAACCAAGCCGCCGTATCCACAGTCAAAGCTGCCGTTAGTATGGACGCAGCGGAGCGGGTTAAGCCAATGGACGGGAAGTATCCTCCTGGTTCAGTTAAGGTTATGGAAGCAGGTAAGCCAGTACATTACTTGCTCACAGACCCAGACTTGGTTGACGCTATTTCTACCATTAGTTATCTCGGGCCTAAGTCTGCCTTTTTGGATGTAGCAAGAGGGTTCACTAATGCATTACGGTACGGTATTACGCTTAGCCCTGCCTATAAAGTACGCAACTTAGTTCGTGACTCCATTCAGTCTGCCGCTATTTCGGAGCTTGGAAACAATGTTCTGAATAACGTATATACAGGTCTGAAGATGGGTACTAAAGATAATCCAACTTTCATGTCCGCATTAGTGGGTGGCGGTATCTTTGAAATGGGTACAGCCCATGAAGGCAACCAGTCTAAGATGATTAAAAGACTAATTGATAAAGGCGTAAATGCCAACCAAATCCTAGATACGCCAGAAAAAATTAAGGCAAACTTACAAGGACTGTTGGAAAAATACAACGAACTTGGTAACAAGTTTGAGAACGCCAACCGTCTAGCTCTGTATCAGAAGCTAATTGACAGTGGCAAGAGTCACCTAGAGGCATCTTACGCAGCTCGAGATCTTATGGACTTTTCTATGCAAGGTCAGTTCCGTGCGGTGAAGATCCTTGGTTCCGTTGTTCCGTTCTTTAACGCCCGCCTACAAGGTCTGTACAAGCTTGGAAGAGATGGTATTACACCTACTTACAGGGTAATCTGTAACGCCACAACGGGAGCGCCTTTAGAGATTAACGATAAGAAAAAAGCACAGCGCTTTATGACTATCTCTGGCTCAGTAATGATGGCTAGCGTATTGCTCTACGGCATGTATAAAGATGACGAAGACTTTAAGCGCCGTGAAGATTGGGATCGTGATAACTTCTGGTGGTTTAAGATTGGCGATACTCAGTTCCGCATTCCTAAACCGTTTGAGATCGGTGCATTAGGGACTATCGCTGAGCGCACATACGAGCAGATTGCAGATGATTCTGTAGAAGGCAAGGTATTTTCTGGCCGGATCAATTCCATGCTAGCCGATACATTCTCTTTGAATCCTACTCCCCAGATGGTTAAGCCACTCATTGACTTGTATGCCAATAAGGATAGCTTTACTGGCGCGCCAATTGAGTCTGGTGGCATGGAGAATCTGTCCAAGCAAGAGCGAATCAACAGCAATACCAGCGGTCTGGCAATTGCCCTTGGTGGTATTTCTGAGATTGCAGCCAAGATCCTGACATTTAATCCCCAGGCTCAAGGCGTATCTCCAATTCAAATGGATTACGCTATCAAGGCTTATCTCGGATGGCTTGGTGCTACAGCTGCATCCACAGCGGATCTAGCAGTTGAGCCGTTTACTGAGGGAACACGGGTACGCAAACCTGTGATTGATACGGTAGGTCTTGGCTTTATCAAGACAGAGCCACAAACTCAGTCAAAGTATATGACCCAGTTCTATACCAACAACGCCCGCATCCAATCGGCTATGGCGGATATGCGTCACTACGCACAGCTTGGTGATATGGAGAAAGTACAGAAAATATATGAGTCCAAAGGCGATGATATTATGGTCGCCAAAATGTATGACCAAGCCTCCAAGCAGTTTGCTGAGTTGCGTAAGCAGTCACGCTTAATCCAAGAAGACAAAAATATGGGTACAGAAGACAAGCGAACAGAATTAAACCGCATAAAAATCTTAATGTCTGATATGGCTAAACAAATTGAGGATATGAGAAAGTCTTTGCAAAAATAGGGACTTTCCCTAGGTATATACAATTTCCTTAACAATCAATGTAATATGCGTATTGCTTTATACAATATATAAGGAAATCACATGGCTGGCTATTGGTTAACTGATGAGGAGTGGATTGCTTCTTGGAATAAGATTGGCAGTCCTGAAGAGTTTGCAAAAACACATAAAATTTCTATTCGGAATGTTTATGGACGGCGCAGAAATTTAGAAAACAAGCTAGGCATTCAGCTACCTACTTTTGCTAGCCAGAATCCAGCCTATCTAAAAAAAGTAGACCAGACCCCAGGTCATGCCCGCCGTGGGACTGATATGGAAAAGGGTCGTGTAGTGGTCTTCTCAGACGCTCACTTCTGGCCCGGAGAAGTTACTACAGCGTACAAAGCGCTACTCATGATTATCAAAGAATTTGCCCCACAGGTGGTCGTGGCAAATGGAGATATATTTGACGGGTCACAAGCTAGCCGTCATGCTCGTATTGGCTGGGAAAATACTCCGTCAGTTAAAGAAGAGCTAGAGTCTTGTATAGAGATGATGGCGGGTATTGAAAAGGTATCCAAGGGAGCAGAACTAATATGGACGTTGGGAAATCATGACTCCCGTTTTGAGACTTTTCTCTCGTCTCAAACAAGTATGTATGAGGGCGTATCAGGGTTTACCCTTAAGGATCACTTTCCCTTGTGGAAACCATGTTGGTCTTACTGGGTTAATGAGGATACCTGTATAAAACACCGCTGGAAGGGTTCTTTCGGGGCGGGTAGATCCAATGCCCTTAATTCGGGCGTAAACATGGTTACAGGGCATACACACAATTTGGCAGTGCAACCCCTTACCGACTACAATGGAACCCGCTATGGCGTTCAAACGGGCTGTCTTGCGGATCCAAATGGTGAGCAGTTCATGGCCTATACGGAGGATAGCCCAAAGGACTGGAGATCAGGGTTTGCCCTACTATCTTGGGAAAGGGGTCGTCTAATGCTCCCAGAGCTGATTCAGGTTTGCGGAGAAGACGAGTTTGAGTTTAGGGGTTGTATTAATCAGGTATGAAACAGCTTACGCCACCCGTGCTTAGAAATCTATACGCCTCTTTAGCGTGTTGTTATCCGTACAGCCGTTGGAAAATGCCGTTGCCAGAAGAGGTGGAGTTTATAGTTACGGCAGATGCTGAGATTATGGGTACGTATTTGTATGACACCGGGGAAGATTACGAGCATAGCATTACGGTATCGTCTGCTAGGTGCGGGCATTACTACACCGTTATTACTACCTTATGCCATGAGATGATACACATGAGCTTTCACCGTCAAAAAGGTGATCGTTGGCTGCATCACGGCAAAGCGTTTAGGGATCGATGTAAGCTGGTAGCGACGGAACTCGGTCTAGATCCCTTGGAACTTTAAGACTTCTCTCCAAGCTTTTCGTTGACGCGCTCCAGTAATGCCTCGTAGGTAACTCCCCATTTACTTTCAAAACCTTTTGTACCCAGTCCGTGAACACCATTGTTTCCCCTATGGTGTTCTGGGCATAACGGCAAGACAGGGGATGCAGACCGTTTAGCTCCGTAACGGCGCACATGATGGAGTTCTGCCGCAGAGCCTGTAATCCCAAGGACTTCGGAACAGAGAATACATCCGAGTCCGGCAATCTTGCTAAGTGCGATCTTTTCATCTTTGGTCATTCATCTCTATCATTTTGCGTATCTGTTGTTCAACGATATCCATAGGCGTTTCTTTCCTGACTGGTTCTTGCAGTACATATCCATCAGCCAAGCTCCAGCGACCATCCGCATCTTTTTGGATAATGCCCTCATCCAATAGCATCCGGGCGTAAACCCCAATAGAAGATCTGCTGAGGTTTACTTTAATGTCAGCCGACATTACTCCCGGATTCTGGGATATGTAGAGCAAAATCCTGTATTTTTTGTCCATTAAAAAAGTGGTAACTTCCGTCAGGTAATACTTCATATTCTGGGCAAGCCATTCCAGCAGCCCTTAATGCTAGTATAACCTCTTCTATTTCACCATGTGTCATAGGTAGGCTTTCTTCTTTTTTAACTTAAAAACCTCAATGGCATAAGACCTAATCTCCCCATCAGCCCACCGCACAAAAACCCTTGAGTCATCAGAAGCCCAGCACCCAAGTATGGATTGACCGCTAGGTATATAAGAGTATGCTACAAAGGTATTCGGGATTGTTGTGCATTTAATATCAGTTAAAGCAATACTTCCGCCACCCTCGTTAACAACCTCAGCTATCACTCCGCTTGCGTGGACGTTTAGGGATAACAGCAGCAATGCCGTTACCATTAGTTTTTTCATTTTCCAGCTCCTCTAATAGTTCGTCTGCAATAGTTACTGCAGTTTTGGGAGAATTCCCACCAACAATGGCAAAACAAGCTGCTAAAAACCTCATGTACTGTTTATCGTTCATTGCAATTCTGATATTTTCATATCCCTAGTATTTTCTAGCACAGTCCCTGCATAGCTCATAAACTGGTCTGGTTCCATTTCCATTTCCTGAGATACCACTGCAGCTAAAGTTAAAAAAGCAAAAAATGCTACCCTGTACTGAGGGTTTTCCGCCTGTAAAAGACGGTATACAGTAATCACAAAATCTTCTGCATCTTTTTGTTCATCCGTAAACATTTAACCCTCCAGGTCTCTTAGTTGTTTAACCAAAAATTTATCTAAAGACTCATCCTTTACTAGCATCATTGACGCTTCTGGAGTATTTTTAATAACGCCGCAGGCATCTCGCAGTCCTTTTTTGTACCCTGTTTGATAGTCATCTGTTTTATTAAATGCCGCAATCAAGGCATCTCTAATAAATGCGGAGGCTTTGCGTTCTTTTGCAAGCTTACGCATCTTTTGTACATGCTCTGGATACAAATACAAACTGTACGGTACTAGTTTTTCCATTCTTTAAACTCCGTGTATAGATTTTTTAACTCTTCTTGAGCTAATTTATTTGTTTTTATATCAGATCTGGATGGGACGCATAAGTAGTTTTGAAGCCAGCTAATACACTCAGCCTCATTCTTTTCAAACAGTTGACCGATGTCATGCAAATAATCCCAAAAGTTTTTATCTCTGCATAACATTCCAGCTAACTTCACCATCTGCGCGCCAGCAAATTCATCACGGTTCATTGGCTCTTCGGAGTCCGCTAGCCTGACCATGACGACCATGTACCTAGCCCCTACAAAATCCCTCAGAATCTCGTCTGGAGAATCATCAGGATGAATTGCTAGGGTAAGCACATGCCCGTCCTTGGTCTGCTTGAGGGCTACCTTCTTAGCCTCAAATTGGCTAGTTTCCATTTATACGCGTCCAGTCACCAAACAAACTAGGCGTTCCCAGAATGTGCGCTTTCTAGAAAGCTCGGTTTCAAGGGTATCGTTGTCCTTAATCTGTGAGGCAAGAGCTGCTTGCAATTGCTTAGCAAGTTTTTCCCAGTCCACCTGTATTGGAGCCTCAACCTTTGGCTTATTCTTAGTCCCAACTGGACGACCACGTTTCTTTGCAGTCTTAGCGACTACTGTTGGTTTCTTATTCATAAGGCATTTTCTCCTCTGGTTTTACATATGTATCTACGGCCATAGAAATAAACTTATTGCCAGTATTTGGGTACTCTCTGTTCCAGGCAGATAACTTAACTACTATCAGACCGTCCTGATCTGGAGCCAAGCTTTCAAGATACGATGGGTCAATCTTAATATCGCCGTACCAGTCTGGAGACTTATCGCTCGTTTTCTTTTTGGATACATTTAATGTACCTTTGTTGGGATATGCCATGTGTTTATTCCTTTGTTAAAGACTTCTTGGTTGTTGAAAAAATACTCATAAGATCAGAAAATGCTTTCTTATCTACTTCTTCAATCTTGTCAAAAGAGACTCGATTGTTTTTAAAGATGTTCGCTACATCATCTGTTGTTTGTGCAAGAGATAATGCGACTTCTGCTCCACCTTTAATTGCTGATACCCAGCCTGGACTACCAAACTCTTCTTGGTCAGCGGATAGCGTCCAACCCTTTGGTGTCTCTGCCTTAACTGCAGCTGGTTTAGCAACTGGCGGCTTTGGATCTGGCGTTACGCCTACAGATTTGTATGCTGGCTTAGCTGGAGCCTCTACCTTGATGTCAGCACCCAATTCTGGCGGGACATCCTCACCGTTGTAGATGTATAACCCGATTCCGTGGAGCGCAATCGCCTTGGCTAGGCAGCGTTGCATAGCCGTATTTACGGCAAAAGAGTCCGGCTCAGGAATTGGTTTGTTACGATAATCCATGACAGGCAACTGTGCTGTGCGGGCAATATCATTTGCCACAACGGTACAAAATACCATGACCGTACCGTTTCCCCATCTTTGAAACTCCGGATAAAACCAATGGGATTTAGGGTCAGCGAGTAGGAGCTGGTCAACCGCCCACGCCCACGAGAGGTATGTAAGCCCATTCTTTTTCTCCGTATATTTAGAGACATCTATCTGTCTAAGTTCTTTGTAGTCCATGATTAATTTATTCCATCTAAATAGCTATCTGCTAGCTCTGTTGCCATTACGCGGATTCCTGTTGCAACAATGCTCATCTTCATATCCTCTATGTAATAAGCGGGGTTTGCAGCTAGCTGTAACATAAAATCGTAAATCATTTCTTGCCTGGTTTTCATTTGATTTCCTTGGTTTCTACTTCAATTAATTTTTCTGTGTAATGGATAACTTTACGCAAATCATCAACACCACCCTTTTCTTTCCATCTGGAAATGTATTTCACAACATTGCCCTCCAGATACCCAAGCTTATTGGCAAGGATGTAATCCCACGGTTGTATGGCTTTCTCTGCGTAGTGAGTGCCACCAACCTGCTTATCATTTGCGCCCATCGTCAACCCTCTTAACTTTATGAGCTGGGTGCATGATCCACTTCTTTCCAAGCTTTTTAATACTGGCTTTTATTGCTGCTTGATTGCGGGCTTGCATTTCTTCTAGCTCTTTATCAGAGATGCGTCCATAGTACATAGTTTCTTTTACTGGGTAATAAATTTTTGCTTGCCCAACAAACTCTTCTTCAAACCGCTCCATCAGTTTTTTAAACATGATTATTTTTCCTCTAAATAATTTTTATATTGACTGCAGAATGGCGCTACCTGGCAGAAATTGGCGCATCGAGTACGCTCTCCTTCTCTGACCTCTAACGCATATCCGCTGCCTGCTTTTAACAATGCCTCTTCAGCCTCTTCTAAATCGCTGTGGACTGATTTTGCTCTTACTGCACCTTCTTTTTTTACTGCATAAGTCGTTGGCTTTTCCCACATCTCTGCGGGCGTACATAATGGTAACTCTTCATTTGCATCTGTTGCAAATTTACCCTCAGAATGGATATGAATTCTTTGACGGATAAAGCACTCGCGCTCTTCCATCGGCCATAGCTTGACATCAATCACGGTTACTGGAGCCTCTGGGTATCCGGCTCGTGTCTTTGCATCTCGCCTAGACCAATCACGAATGATAGCTACAATGGCAAGCTTTACTACTGGAGTACCTTTAATCTTCTCAACCAGCCATGCATAGATGTTGAGTTGCTGTTCCCATTCAACCTTCTCATTCATGACAGACCATACGCCCACATTTTTGTAGTCGTTAATCTCTACCCCATTCTTATGGGCGATCTGTAAGTCAATCGCTCCTGATATCTTCCAGCCATCCAGCTCGGCATGTAAACGCTCTTCTACAATGTGATTGTCGTCCCGCCCATGCTCAAGTACGCCATGAATTGCCGTGCCGTAAATTGACCATATCTGATCCGATACATCCACGACGATCTCATCATCGTGCTTATTTGTTAACTGGACAATCCTAGGGCTACTAAGCAATCCAGTAGCAGAGATATGTGCAGCCCCCTTGGTGTAGCTCGGTCTTGCAATGACATTCATAAATGTCTGAGGCAAGTTGTACTTGTTAGTATATTTCATGTATATCCTTATTTAATTGATCCTGGGATAAGCAATAACCATTGCCATGCCCTAAGTCATTAATGTTTTCTTTTTGAAACAGCATTTCTTTTGATGCCCATCCAGCTATAGTACACCCTTCATCATCAACAATTGCTAAAACATATGTATCACAAGGATCAGATGCCTTACTCAATGTTGCTAATAACTTACCAGACCTAACCCTTGTGGTCTTTACATCAATCGTAGTTCCTTTATGGGTAACGATATCTGCTCCACCCCGCCTTACTCCAATTGTTAAGTCTGGCCATAAATTTAAAGACTTTGCCACGCAAAACTCACCGATAACGCCATCCATATCCATAGCCCACGGGTTTTCTTTCCCGACACTTTGATCTGCAACCTTATCTTTTGCGGTAGTGCGGCGCATAACTCCCAACATTCTGCAGGTATAAAGCTCTGGATTAGATAGATTTATTCGCATTTGCCTGGAACTTTGCCAAGTTCTTTAACAGTATCAACTCGCAAATTAAATCATCAATGGCTGGAACCGCCTGTAACGGCATATTCTTTTGGAATGATTCGTGTATTTTTTTGGTTGCACTATTGAGTTTTAAAATTGGCTCTGCGTAATCTCTTGCTTTAACGTCCATATGGGCTATATCCTGTTCTGTTACCGCTGTTATCGTAGTAGTTTTTTACACCGCTTGGACTTATTGTTTCATACCCAATACGATTCCCGCTATTAGAGTAAACCCCATTATTTGAATAATAATTGTTGGGATTATTGTTCCAATTCTGCGGACTGTTATTGTAATTCTGGGAACTATTGGCCCAATTTTGCTGACTGTTACGCCAGTTCTGCGGGCTATTTTCCCAGCTCTGCACCTGGGCGCATACTGGCTTGGAGAAAGTGCCGATGTATAGTCCCACTACACAGGCAAGCACCCCAATCAACGATCCAGACCAGTAACCCTTTTGATACTCAGTCATTTCTTTTTTCCTTTTTTGCTTGGTGTTTTCTTGGGGCATGGGACAAGTGATGTAAGGGCGTTGTGCCAATCCTGACGGTTCTTGCTGAAGTTCTCAAACAACTCTTCACGTCTTGCTTTTACTTCATCAGAGGCATACTCATTTAGCTCAAATGTTTGGCAATAAGTATCCATTGCAGCATCAATGTACAGCTCAATCATGGTTTCAATCGCCATCAAATGATTGTGCATCTCGTCCTCAGACATAGGCTCCGGATAATCTATGTATCTTTGGGTTAAAAGACGTACATGTTCTTTAACAGACCAAAAGCGCATAATTGCATCTTCAATTTTGTAAAAATCTACTGGGCTTATATCAGCCATGTTATAACTCCTATTATGTAAATAAATACCGCTACTGCCTCAACCAAAACCAACGGGGCATCGTGCTGCAGAAACCCCGCCAGCGTCCATAAAGCGCTACCAACCAAGCCAAAGAACAGATTGATTGGGTAAATATTAAAACTGGTTAACGCAATCCCTAACAGGCAAAGAACTGTCCCTGACCATTTGAGTAGGATCATTCGTTTCTCCAGTACCTATCATTAGGGTTTTTAATCATTGCTTTAATAAGTTCATCTATATTAAAGAAGTATTGAATACACTTGCGTCCGTCTGCTTGGTATATGGTGAAGCTCATTAACATCTCCCGTCCATATCAATCTCTTCTTTCTTTTTATCTATTTTCTTGCGTAGCTTTTGCCCTGCTTTAGCGTTATCGTCCTGCTTAAGATACCGCTCCATAATTGAGAGCATTCCCTCTTGCACCAGAAACTCAAGACCTTCTTTATCAAAGTCTACTGACGCATTGGCAGAGCCGTCTTTGTTTTCTTTAACAATCTTTAAAGTTATTTTCATCTCAAGTTCTCCAAAAAATCCTCGGCTTTATAGCCTTTACTCTCAAGGGCAACACGCAATTTACGCAGTGCGCTACGCTGGGTTTCGTTGGCGGTACTCCTTGATATCTTAAGCATCTCTGCTATTTCCTCTAGGTTATATTCGTACTGCCCCTCTTTAATTACTGGTTTCATTTCTTCTCCATCTTTTTTTACAGATCTTTTGAACATCCTCTGGATCTTCTTTTGTTACTTCTGCACAGGCATATACTTTTGTCTTTGGCATGCTTTTATTAACGCCGTAGATAATCAATGCCATTAAAAGCAATAACAGCGCAACAACTATTTTCATACTAGGGCATCTTCAAATGGAGATAGATCTATTGACTTTCGCTTTACCTGGACTCGCACAAAAGACCATTCGTGCCTGCAGCTCACAATCATTTGGGCCTCTTCTTTTCTGCGGACAATACGCATTAGCTCGCCCATTTCATCATAGATGTAGTACATCAAAAACCTCGTATAAACAATTTAACCAAAAGATATAGCACCAAAAATACGGCTATCGCCACCAAAAAAACTATTGTGAGTTCTGCATCCATCATAGTGTGATATCCTTTGTTATACATTTATACCTATTGTATGCAAATTATAAACCTATTGCATAGGGATTTACCCTGATAATATTAAATCTTCCATATCCAGTATCTGTTAATGCGTACTGGTTAGCATCGGGCAAACGTCGCTATATCTCTAAACGTGGCGTGGCTTTCAAGGCAGCCGTTAAAGAAATTTGGAACACAGTTCAGCACGATGGATTCGGTAGCTCACCAGTCGAGCTAGATGTTGTTTTATTTCCACGAGATAAAAAACTAATGGACATTGACAATATGCTGAAGTGCCTGGGTGACAGTCTTCAGGACGCTGGGGTCTTTGATGACGACCAGCAAGTATGGAAGATAACTATTGAGCGCGGAGAGAAGATCAAAGGCGGTGGATGTCAGGTCACAGTCAAGCCGTATCTGCCTAAAAAATAGGCGCATCCTTAAACGGTTTAATGATAGCTAAGGGTTTACCCCTATATATACTGTGGTTTTATACAGTGTAATATAGATTCAGATAGGTTCCCTTGCAGCGGGCGTTTATCTTTCATGTGATTATCCTCTTTGGGGTGGCTTAACGGCTACCCCATTTTTTTTGCTAGCCAGCGTAATCTCCGCATAATCTCCGCATATCTATATTGCACTGCAACAAAATGTATCGTATACTACACATAATCCTAGGAATGTACAGAATGGGATACACAATTTAACGAAAGGAAAGACTATGTTTGATATCTATAAAGATTTTGATAAAAAAATGCAAGAGCTTGCTAAGCAAGTAAAACAAGTAAATGATTTTTGGATTGACTCCATCATCACTACCTTGAAGATGATTCAAAAGTAATTAAAAAACGTGTGTCACATCCGGAAAGGTGTGATACACTTTCTGTGCAGGGATGAACTTGGAAGGTTTGTCTATGTTACAATGACCGCTAAAGCCTCATACACATGGGGTCTACACATAGTTTTCTTATGCTTGGTCGGTCGGTCACAAACATAAGCGAATCTTCCAAATCGTAGACTCCAGCTGTATGGGGTTTTTTCTTTTCTGCGCCACTAACTGGCGGCTCTAGCGACATCGTAGCGGTTAGTGGTTACAGCGTTACTAGTAGGGTAGAGGATGAAACAGCGCAATATCGGTGGCGAAGTTAGTGCCGGTTCCTCGCAAGACTGACGGGTGCTGTGGCTCCAGTTGGATATACAGTTGAAGGACACCTAGGTAGGCTAGGTGCGTCCACCAGTTGGATAAATGTGTCTCAGTTAGTGTGTATACAGTTAGTAAATGTCCCAATAAGGAGAAAAGAAGTGAAAGAAGAGTTGCGGGAAGCAATCAGAAAGCAAGTAGGGATTGTCCCTATATCCGTACAAAACGGTTCGGTTCAAAATGTAGTCAGATGGAAGGAACAGGCAACCCAGGCAATAAGCGTTGCTAACAACCCTAAATCCACAGAGCATCAATTAAAAATCACATTAGCAGGACTAAAGAGGACAGCATGAAACTGAAATTAACCGACATAAAGCTTGACGGGGATCTGCAATCCCGCGTTGAGATTTCCGATGAGGTCGTCAATGATTATTCCGAGGCACTCAGAGAAGGCGCAAACTTCCCAGCAGTTACGATATTCTACGATGGAGCTAGCCATCATCTTGCTGATGGATGGCAACGCTACTTTGCACATAAAAAGGCTGGCTTAGCCCTCATTGAAGCCGACATTATTGAAGGAACTCGCAGAGATGCAATCCTTTATTCTGTTGGAGCAAACGCTAAGCATGGACTACGCCGTACCAATTCCGACAAACGCAAAGCAGTACTAACATTACTGGATGATTTTGAGTGGTGCGAACTCAGCGATGTAGCTATTGCTAGGCATTGCTGTGTAACCTCCATGATGGTAGGCAAGATCAGAAAAGAAACCAATAACGAAGTTGCAGAAATTAAAGTCGTTCGTGGCGACAAAGAGTTCACGATGAAAAAACCTGAGCCTAAAGCAGTTGTTGAGGCCAGCAAACCAGAGTATGTATTTGATGAAGACGACAAGATTCACGAGATGGCAACAGAAATCCAAGCTATTGCGGACGAGAACGAAATGCTTAAGGCAAAAGTTGCTGTCGCGGCTATGGATGCGACAGATGAGGAAAAACAGGCTGCACAAAATATCATTGCAGAACTTCAAACTACTGTTAAGACTCAGGAGTCGGAGATTGTACATTACAAGGCCCGCGTCAACTCATTGATGAAGGAAAACAATGAGCTAAAGAAACAGATTAAGCTCCAGGATCGCCAGATATTTGCGATGCGAAAGAATAAAGAAGCAGCGTAATTTACGGGGGGAAAGCAACCAGCAAGTACTCCACCAATTTAACCCGAAGCTAGGCGGTTTCCTAGCAGGTAAGGAGTAGTTTTGTTAACGCTTAGACCGCATCAATTAGAAGTTGTAGAAAAGATCCGTGAAGGATTTGAGCAAGGACATACAAGGCAGTTACTGTATGCTCCAACTGGATTCGGCAAGACCGAGGTAGCGATGTCCATCATGAAGACTATCGCTGACGATTACCAAAAGACCGCAATGATCTTGGATCGAGTGGTGCTGGTGGATCAAACCAGTATCCGGCTTACCAAATATGGAATTGAACATGGCGTTATGCAGTCCAATCATTGGAGAAAAAGACCCGATGAGCGGATTCAGATTTGCTCAGCTCAAACCATTGAGAAGCGTGGAGAAAAACTAAACATAGATCTACTGATTATTGACGAGTGCCACATCACTCGCCGAGGCACAGTAGAGTTCATGAAAAACAATCCCCATATCAAGGTGGTTGGATTGACCGCTACGCCATTCACAAAAGGGTTGGGTGATATCTATACCCATGTAGTCGGGGCGACTCCTACGGGCGAACTGATTGAGAAGGGATGGCTTGTCCCGCTCAAGGTGTTTATCGCTAAAGAAATTGATATGACTGGTGTCATCAAGCAGATGGGCGAGTGGAAAGCTGACGATGTTACCAAGCGAGGTATGGCTATTACTGGTGATATCGTGGGCGAGTGGATCAAGAAAACCCATGAAGTCTTTGGCGGCCCAAGAAAGACAATCGTATTCTGTTCTGGTGTTGAGCATGGTCGTGATCTAGTCAAGCAGTTTGCAGATGCGGGATATAACTTTGTATCCATATCGTACAAGGAAGACGACCAGTATAAGAAGGATATGATTGAGCTGTTCAGCCAGAGGGATACAGAGATTCACGGTCTTATTGCGACTGACATTCTTACCCGTGGATTTGATGTCACCGATGTAATGATTGGCGTATCAGCCCGTCCGTTCTCCAAATCGTTTAGCTCCCATGTCCAGCAATTAGGCAGGGTAATGCGCCCGCATGAGGGTAAAGAGTTTGGCTTATGGCTAGATCACTCTGGTAATTTTCTGAGATTCAGGGAAGACTGGGACAAGATCTACACCGAGGGCGTTGACAAACTGCAGGAAGGTGGACTTGATCGTACCCGGAAAGAGCCAACAGAAAAAGAAAAGATCCAAGCAAAATGCCCTGAGTGCAAGGAGCTATGGATCTCAAAGACAAATGTATGCCATTCCTGCGGTCACGAACGGCAGAATCTAAGTCTTATTCTATCACTGCCTGGTGAGCTTGAAGAACTTAAAGAGGCTAATAGGAAGCTACAGATCGCTAATACAGACTTTTATGCTGAGTTGCTGTATTACGGGCGACTAAAAGGATACAAAGAGGGCTGGGCTGCAATGAAATACAAAGAGAAATATGGGGTTTACCCTAATGGTTTGCCATCAAACAGCAAGCCAACAACCGTACCTACTCTTAAGTGGATTAAGAGTCGGATGATCGCCTATTCCAAAGGCAAAATTAAATCGCAACAAAGGATGGCGGCGTGAATGAACCCAAGAAACCAAAAGCCAATCAATTTGCTATGACTCATGAAGAGATAGCTAGCGAAATTGGGCTGACCCGTGCAACCGTAAGTATTATTGAGGCTCGAGCTTATGAGAAAGTTAAGAGAGCATTGAAGAGGAAAGGCATCAAGATTGAAGATGTACTGGTGGATTCCAAATGAGATATCTATCAGTATGCTCGGGCGTAGAGGCAGCTACTACTGCGTGGCACAATCTTGGCTGGACTCCAGTAGGGTTCTCGGAGATAGAGAAGTTCCCATCAGAAGTGTTAGCACATCATTACCCATCCGTCCCTAATCTTGGGGACATGACAAAATATAAGGAGTGGAATCTTGACTCAGTTAGACTTTTGGTTGGCGGAACACCCTGTCAATCATTCAGCGTTGCAGGTCTCAGAAAAGGACTTGAAGACCCTAGGGGAAACCTTGCCCTTACCTATGTTGGAATTCTTGACAAGTTTAGACCCAAGTGGTGCATATGGGAAAACGTGCCAGGTGTCCTCAGTTCAAATGGAGGACGGGATTTTGGTTCCTTCCTTGGGGCGTTGGCAGAACTCGGGTATGGGTTCGCATATCGGGTGCTTGACGCTCAATACTTCGGAGTACCCCAGCGCCGTCGTCGTGTCTTTGTTGTCGGATGTCTTGGAGACTGGGAGGCTCCAGCCAAAGTTTTACTTGAGCGGGAGGGCTTGCTTAGGAATCCTGCGCCGAGCAGAAAAACGGGGAAAGAAGTTACCGGATTTGCTCCAAGCAGCTTTGGAAACTACGGCGAGGGAGTGGGAACTCTCAGAAGAGACGGCGGAGACCTCGGAGGAGGATCAGAAACTCTAGTAACAACTAACAGAATGGTAGCGTTCGGAGAGTACTCGGATGATGGTACTGCCAGCACTTTGAAAGCCCGCGATTACAAAGATGCTACAGATCTGATTGTGTATGAAACGCACCCAGCGGACTCAAGAGTAAAAGAGATGGGTGATGTATGTCAAACCGTAACCTCTAGGTGGGGTACGGGCGGAGGTAATGTACCTATCGCCATTCAAGATGTATCAGGCAGGAAAAAGGCACAGAACGGGAGGGGCTGGAACGATGAAGGCGTGATGTATACGCTTGATGCAGCCGCGACTCAAGGGGTCGCTTACTCTATTCGTGAAGATGCTAAAGCTAATAACTTTAGCGCTACTCCATTAGAGGTAACGCCAGCTCTTCAGGCATTGCGCCCATCTGTTCAGTCTCACCATGCACAGACATTCATAGCGCAATCCTTTAATGTAAATGCAAGACCAGATGAAATGAAATTAGAGGTAGAGGTATCAGGAACTTTAACGGCCAGCCAAAATTCAGGACTGTTTAAGGATAGGGCGGTTCGCCGTCTTACTCCAACTGAATGCGAGAGATTGCAGGGGTTTCCAGATAACTATACAAACATTCCTTGGCGTGGCAAGCCTGACTCTCCCGATGCGCCACGATACAAGGCGATGGGTAATTCAATGGCAGTACCAGTGATGAAGTGGATCGGCAACAGAATTCAGGAGTTTGAAGATGGACTTTTATAATTTTGCGGAGCAGCACGGGCTAATCATTGACCATTTGGTTCAAGATCGCTGGGTTCGTGTGCCTACTTCTGACAAACCAAACTCTAAGAATGGTGCTTATATTTATGACGGACAATCAGGGGCGGTACAAAACTGGGCCATTCATGAGAAACCCGTCTCCTGGCACGATAAGAATAAAAAGCATGACCCTCAATTAGTAGCTCGTAAAGCTAAAGCTAGCGTAGATCATGAAACAAAACAGAAGGCTGCAGCAGGTAAGGCTAGCTGGATTCTCGGTAAATGCGTGAAGCAAACCCACTCTTACATGGCTAAGAAGGGATTTCCCAATGAGAGGGTCAACGTTTGGAACGCAATGATGGTGATCCCAATGCGTATCAATGGCAGTCTTACTGGCATTCAATTGATTGCGGAGGATGGCAAAAAGACTTTCTTAACTGGACAAAAGAATAAAGGTGCATCCACAATCATTGATAACAAGGGCAAAGTAATTCTCTGTGAAGGGGTTGCTACCGCAATGTCCATCAGAAGGGCGCTGAAGTCTGTTAAAACCCGATATAAGATCGTCATTTGCTTTTCTGCTAGCAACATATTAGAGATGGCTAAACTCTATCCTGAATGCGTTATCGTGGCGGATAACGATGCTGTCGGTACTCGCGTGGCTAAGCAATCCGGAAAGATCTTTTGCGTACCGCCTGGAGCTGGGGAAGACTTCAATGATTATGAGGTAAGGGTTGGAGCTAAGGTTGCGGGCGAGTTTCTCATTGCAGCCATTCCGTTGGGGGGTTCTGAGTAAACTCATTGTGCCGTACAAAATCCGTAATTGGGTCTTTTGCTACAAGGCCCAATACGGAATTGCATAAGGTCATAGACTGGCTTGGATCTCCGATAACCTCCACGACTACCTCGGATTTGCCAGTCTTCCCATCTTTTAAGTAAATTATGACTGCGTCCATACGATCCTTAAAGCCTGACCCTCAATAAAGTACTCGGGGAAGGCATTTGCTAGTTTCTTTAGGTTTTCTTGGTCTGCCAACAACGCAGTTTTACCCAATGATACCGCAAATCCCCCCATTTTCTCCATTCGGTCAACACTTTGGATCAAATAGTTACGGTCTGTAAGGACTCTTATATGAGGCATAAAGCCACCACCAACAAACCAAACAAGGCAGCACCAATCAGATCATCAGCGTTCATCGCTATCCTCCTCTGAACCATTGACCTCAAGATCTAAATCCCACTCATTCCAGTTCTCGTTTTGAGCCTCTTCGATTGCGATCTGCTCCGCCTCTTCCAAGTCGGGCGCTGTCACATACATTGTTACCGTCCCTCTTACTTCTACGGTTACTTTGTAGTCTTTCATTCTCATTTCTGTATCCTCTTTTGGTGATGTAATGTCTTTGATAAATTGGTCAAATCCCCACAGCCAGTTGTCTGTTGTTTGCAACATATATCCTCCATCTTTTTAAGTAATGCTATTTCTGCAAGTCGTATATTTTTACTGATTATCTTAACTTCCTGGCCTTCGGTGTCGGCAAGCCTGACCCGCAAGTACTGAATGCAGTCTTCTAAATCAACTAAATGATTCACGGTTTTAGTTATCTTTCGTTTCATTATTCTGACATGATCCAAGTTATCACAGCCGTTGAAAATACCATACCAAAAATCAAAAACCAGTTGGCAGCATAAGCTTGAGATTGCCCATAAAAGCAGGTTAAGAATATCAGCCCGCCCATAAATAGTAAAAATAAGTTCATACAGATCCCCCTATTAATTTTCCTGTGTCTACTTTGTAATTATGAGCTAGCTCATCCATAAATCGAGATAGTTCATAACATAAGTCTGACCCTTCCAAGTCTGCATCTAGCAGATCATGAACCTTTTGATATACATATTTAGTAGCGATCATGCTTGATCCCCATCCATTAGTTTCATGTTTCATGCGTCCTCCCAAGTTCTTGAGTTGTACTCATCAACGATTTCCCGCAGAGTTTGCTTATCGTATCCGATGCCATGCATCAGGATGTTGTATAGGTACTCTGCATCGCCCTCTTCCATCCCTTGCTTGATTGTTACTATATCGTCTGCAATGAGACGATCAACCATACTATTTCTATCCATGCAATTCTCCTTATATAAGCATGACCCTCAATTACTTTTCAGAGGGAAAAAAAGTTAACAATAAATTCACGATTTATAAAAAAAACAAAAAATCGGCACTAAGTACACTCTGCAGCAGACAGCCAAAGTTCATGGTTTACCCTATAAAAAAGTCTTCCTCTTTTTCATTCATCGTGACCCCATCAGTCCAAGTAAGCCCCCAGCAGGTTTGGTTTTGGATGTAGCAAATCACATATCTGCCCAGCCCGTCCTTAATTACTGGGTAGCCCTCATGTTTCCAATAGACTCGCCCGCCCTCTTCAATGGTGCGTTTGATTTCTTCCAATGTCATCTTTTTACCCCCCTATAAATTGCGGTTAAGTTTTCCAATTGCTTAGCAGTAATTAAACCCCGAGCGAATGCGGAAACAATCGTTAAATGGAATCGCTGGTTATCTGTCATTTTTCTGCCTTTGCTTTTGCGTTGTTGAGTTGGTTTTTTAGTTCTGCTTTGATGTAAGCTGTAATCATTTCTTTAGCCTCATCATCTGAGAAATACATGGACGCAAAGCCCCCATCAGTAACCCCTAGGGCGTTCTGTACCGATAAAGCTAGAGCGTTGAGGGCATCCTCTGCCATATCGTCAATCTCGTCCTCTGTGGTCGCTGGAATGCCTACCAGTAGATCTGTATAAGCTACTTCATTGCCCCACATATTTTCGCCATCTTCTGCATTGTCATAAAAGCCCATCAGCATCGGGCTACCGACCTCTCCCAGCTCGTGTGAGCATCCAGCATCGGTAAGAACTACCCAGCCGTTGTTTACTCTTTTTTGCCAAGCAGTACAACCCCCGCCCGTATGCTCTACGCTGAATCCGTACACTTCAGGGCTTACAGTAAACCGCCCGCATTCGCTCAAAGTTGGATTAGTGATAGCCGTCCCCTCATGGGTAAAGCTCATGTCTTTAGGATCAAAACTGTCTAGGCTCTTGGGGATCGCCTCATAGTCCCTATAGGCTGTTCCCGCCTCTACAAGCTCATAATTGATCCCATAGTCTACCCACCAATTGCGGTCTACATGGTATTGGGTTGCATGAATGTGTAGCCCATCTATAAGGGCTTGGCGGGCTTGCTCTTTGGTCTCTCCAAAAGCTTTAAAAGAAAAGTTGGCAGAGTCTAGGTTGGCTAAGTGTAATTTTTTCATGATTAGATTGCTCCTTGTGTGAGTTCGTCAAAATAGGCTTGTGGCTTGATTGTTGCTAAGTGAGTCCATTTATTTATATGGCGGGTTGTGGTGTTGCTCCACTTCTTTTCAGTCTTGAAAAACTGCCCGTCCTTCCAGCAAGCTACGGGAGTTTGATAGCTAAATAAAACCTGAGTGCCATCGTTAAGGGTGAGCTGGGTCATGTTTGATTGAATAGGGTTAAGTTTCATTTTTTCGCCTCTGTGAGTTTGTTTTCTTTGATGTATGCCAATACTTCGCCTAGGTCATCGGACTCCATAAGGTGGTCGGAATCGCCATAGTGACCCATGATTAAAATATATTTTTTGCCTCCGCACTCTCTCCACTCGGGATCTGAGTATTGAAACCATATGCGGAGTCCGTAGTCATTGCCGAGGGAATAGTCAAGAGATGGGCATGAATCGTTATGCCATGAGTTATCCTCCCACCCCTCCCCAAGATCAGGGAGGGCATAGTCAAAATCGGGAAATTCGCTTTTGTATCTCATTTGTTGCCCTCCTCATCTTCGCCCATGTACCTACGCTCTAGGGCTGGGAATTCCGCTAATACTTCCCATGGGTTGCAGAATGCCCACATATCCATATGGTTCAGTTTGATGCAGTACAAGTCCCCCTCCATAGCTACTCCAGCCAAACAGTCTTCGGGATCATCGTCAAGGTGAAAGCTCAAGCCCGCATCCAGTAGCTCAGAGATAAAGCTGGCAACATCAAAAGTATTTTTAAATTTATAGCGTTTCATGATTTTTCCTTATATCCATTCGTGACGATATTGTTTTGATGGATTGATAGCTCTGAGAATGTTGTAGACAATATGGAAACCCATATCCATGCCACAACCACGCACGATAATGCCGTTGTGCTTTCCTTGTTTCATTCCCAAGGCAGTAGATACTAAGTAATCAAGGTGAATGATTCTGCCAGCATCAATCATTTTTATGCTTATTTCTCTTTGCATACCGCTAGAGCTAACATGGCGTAAAACTGTGTATATGGTGTCGGTTGAGAGGTCACGCAAAATTTTGTCTAATTCAATCTTTGCGTTCTCTTGGTCTTGTTTTTTGTTCATGTGTTCTATTCCTTTAAGGTTAGTTATCTATTGCATCTTTGCTCTGCGATGTATTGCATTAATAGAGACTCTACACTCTTTTTTTGAAAGTGCAAAGCCCCTGAGATTTAGTCAAGAATACCCCTTATAGAATAAGGCTTAGCGGGTAATTAAAGTCGGAATTAACCTGCAGCAGAATTTAGAGGAGGGCAAATATCGGAGGATAAAAGCCCGCTCAATCTTTCCATCTTGGATCGGTTTGGATCATTCTCCACTAGGAGATAAGAGAGTAAGTAGAGGGGAGTGTAGGATCTTTCTTTGTGTCCCTTTGTTCGTCCCAATTGGTTTCATCCCTCTCCTGAACCATCCTGGCACTGTGTTTATATACAGTAGTTGTGGTAATATCCCCATATTACTTTTTTATACCGTACTTATGAGCCAAAAGCTAACCCGTAAGCAGATCAAAGAGAGCCTAGAGCAGATGCCTATAGATGTTCTTCTGACTGGTCAGCGAAATGCCAAGCTCACCAGCAAGCAGAGGGAATTCTGTAAGGAAGTTGCCCTAGGATCTACTGGAGCGGATGCATATCGGAAGGCATATCGGAAGGGAAAGCCACCATTGAAACCTAAAACTATCGGTAATAAGGCAAGCCTACTAAAGAGCCAAGATGGAATAAAGTTGGAAATAGAGGCGATTCAGAGGGCTATAGAGTTCAATAAATCGCATTCTCTTGCTCAGCTGAGGGCGTTGGTTGTGTCCCAGCTAACTAAAGAGGCTCTGAGCGATAGCAATCCCCCAGCGTCCCGCTTGACGGCTCTCAAGGCACTCGGGGAAGTTTCGGGGGTTGATGCGTTCGTCCATCGCACAGAGACGAAGGTCATCAGGGATTCTGATTCAGCCCGCTCTGATCTTATGGAACAGTTAAAGAAAGCCATTGCGGACAACATGAGGACAGTAGATAGCAATCAGGGAGATGCAGAGAGTCTATTGGCGGAGCTGGTTTCGTCCCCGATAGAAATAAAAGACGAGTCGGATTCTGACAGCCTGGCGATCGAGCCGCTCGAGGCCCCACTGGAGGGCGACCCCCAAGTTTTGGACGCGCATGACCCGTCTATACTACATAGTATTCCACTCAAATAATCCCCTAATAAGAACCATTCGCAATTAGAAAAAAATAATGTCCTGCCAAATCAACCACTTGCAATCTATCCTTAAACGGTTTAAGGATGCACAGGGAAACACCCCCCCTTGTGTTTTGAAACGAAGTGGCATGGGGGGTACTAAAAATTTTTGCAATGAATAACTTACAAGTTACCCCTCGTTTGATAGCAAAAGCACAGGGTTTTAAGAGATATGTTGGTATTCCATGCATAAATGGGCATGATGGCGAACGCTATGTAAGAAACCATACTTGCGTTGATTGTCATAATGAAGAGAAAAAATCCAGTCGTACATATGCAAAAGTAGGAAGACCAAGAAAATATGAGGCTTTTATTGGGCCGCCAAAACCTAAGCACAAAAAGTTTGTACCGCTGACAGAAACAGATAAATGGATCGTCAGATCAAAAGCAAACAAAAAGTCCAGTAAAAGGAAAGGGCTTTCTTATGCGTACTATCAAAGCTTAATAGTTACGCACTGCCCGCTATTGGGACTGGAATTGACATATGAAAACTGTGGTATCGGCGTTGTGCCACAAAACTACGCCACTTTGGATAGGATAGACTCAAACAAAGGATATGTTCCTGGGAATGTGCATATAGTATCTTTTAGGGCAAATACCTTAAAAAACAGCTCAACGCTAGAAGAGCTAAAGTTGATTGTAAAAAATCTGGAAATGTTAAGGAGGTCAGCATGAAGAGCTGGGTATTGGGCGATAGTGGCGCATCGGACAAGGTGCAAAAGATCTTAGGTCTGGTAGAGACAATGGACTCTGAGACGATTCACCACTTAGTGACGCAGATATGGCTGTATTACGATGATGCGGTTCTAAGGGAAACAGGGAAGTTATATAACCTAGGCGTAGGTGATCCTCACTGGGAAGGTCATCTGTGACAGAACGGCAAGCCGAGATCTATAGGGTCATTGATGAATTCTGGAAAAAGTACAAGTATGCGCCTAGCATTGATAACATTATGTTTATCACTGGCGATAAGTCGCGGGCGAACGTACATCGTATGATGAAGCGTCTCTGTGATCTAGGAGTTTGCAAAAGGGTTCCTAATCAAGCTAGAAGTATCCGTCCTGTTAATCTGAGGGTGCGGGATTTATGAACCTAGAAGAGATCATTTCTAAGATGCCCCTGCAGGATCAGGAACATCTGTTTGAGATGGCTGAGGAGTACATAGGATCGCTAAAGCGGGAGAAGGCACAACATAACTTTATGGATTTTGTTAAAGAGATGTGGCCCGGCTTTATTCATGGAAGACACCATGCGATTCTAGCTAAGAAGTTTGAAGAGATAGCCCAAGGTAAGCTAAAGAGACTAATGATCTCCCTACCGCCTCGGCATACAAAGTCTGAGTTCGGCTCATTCTTACTGCCAGCATGGTTCTTGGGGCGGGATTCTACGAAGAAGATTATCCAGTGTTCCAATACTGCGGAACTTGCCGTGGGGTTCGGGCGTAAGGTTCGTAACTTGGTTGACTCAGAAGCTTATGCCAGAATATTCCCGAACGTAAAACTAAGGTCTGACTCAAAGGCCGCCGGAAGGTGGTCAACAAACGGGGGCGGGGAGTATTTTGCTATCGGGGTCGGGGGTACTGTTACTGGTAAAGGTGCGGATTTACTGATTATTGATGACCCACACTCAGAGCAAGAGGCGGCAATAGCTGCATCGAACCCAGAAGTCTACGATAAAGTGTACGAATGGTACTCATCAGGCCCGCGCCAGCGTCTACAACCAGGCGGAGCCATCATTGTTATCATGACAAGGTGGTCAAAACGGGATTTAGTGGGGAAAATTCTGCAAAGTAACGCAGAAAGAGACGGAGAAGACTGGGAAGTTATCAATTTGCCAGCGATTTTGCCGTCTGGAAACTCATTATGGCCCGAATTCTGGAGTCTTAAGGAGCTAGAAGCCCTTAAAAACGAACTTCCTGTATCAAAATGGAATGCACAGTACCAGCAAACCCCAACGGGAGACGCTGGTGCGTTAGTAAAGCGGGAGTGGTGGAAGAATTGGGAGGGCGATAAGCCACCAAAGTGCGAATACATCATCCAATCATGGGATACGGCGTTTACTAAAAACGAAAGGTCGGACTATTCTGCCTGCACAACCTGGGGAGTCTTCTATAAGGACGAGAATCAGGACGATCCCAACATCATTCTCTTGGATGCCTTTAAAGAGCGTATGGAATTTCCAGAGTTGAAGGCAAAAGCATTGGAAATGTATAAAGAATGGGAGCCTGATGCATTCATTATTGAGGCAAAAGCCTCTGGCGCGCCATTGATTTACGAATTGCGTAGTATGGGTATACCCGTATCAGAGTTTACACCTACTCGTGGCAATGATAAGATATCACGCATGAATTCCGTAACAGATCTTTTTGCATCTGGTAAGGTTTGGTGTCCTGCGAGACGATGGGCTGAAGAGGTGATTGAAGAGATGGCTGCATTCCCAAACTCGGATCACGATGACTTAGTTGACTCAAGCACACAAGCGCTCATCAGATTCAGAAAAGGTGGATTTATCCGATTGCCATCGGATGAAAAAGACGAACCAGTTAATTTTAGACGTAAAGCAGCATACTACTAGGACACACTATGTCAATTGAAAAAAGTTTATACCAAGCTCCCGTGGGATTAGAGGCTCTGCCAACAGATGGGCCGGACATTGAAATTGAAATTGAAGATCCAGAATCAGTAAGAATTGGTCTAGACGGTCTTGAGATTGAGATTGAAAAAGCAGAACCGTCCGATGAAGACTTTGATGCCAACCTAGCAGAATATATTAATGAAAAAATTCTAACTCAAATTTCTGGGGATTTGCTCAGCGATTTTGAAGATGACATCAGCGCCCGTAAAGACTGGATCCAGACTTATGTTGACGGTCTTGAATTGCTAGGCATGAAGATTGAAGAGCGGTCAGAGCCGTGGGAAGGCGCTTGTGGCGTTTACCACCCACTCCTATCCGAAGCTCTCGTAAAGTTCCAAGCCGAAACAATCATGGATACTTTCCCAGCGGCTGGCCCAGTAAAGACTCAGATCATTGGTGCAGAAACAACTACCAAAAAAGAAGCAGCGATTCGTGTTCAAGATGACATGAACTACCAGTTAACAGATGTAATGAAAGAATTCCGCCCTGAGCATGAGCGTATGCTTTGGGGCTTGGGTCTTTCCGGCAACGCCTTTAAGAAGGTGTACTACGATCCAGCATTGGGTCGTCAGGTATCTATGTTTATCCCAGCAGAAGATATTGTTGTGCCTTACGGAGCATCCAGCCTTGAGTCCGCGCCCCGCGTAACCCATGTAATGCGTAAGACAGAGAATGAAGTCCGCCGTTTACAAGTGGAAGGATTTTATGCTGACGTTGAGCTAGGAGAGCCATCATCTGCTCTGGATGAAGTTGAAAAGAAAATTGCTGAAAAAATGGGGTTCCGTGCCAGCACGGATGACCGTTATAAGCTTTTGGAGATGCACGTTGATCTTGATCTAGAAGGATATGAAGATGAAGATAAGGACGGAGAATTTACTGGGATCGCTTTGCCATATGTAGTAACAATGGAAAAAGGTACTGGCACGATTTTAGCCATTCGCCGTAACTGGAGACCTGAAGATGACAGCAAACAAAAACGAAACCATTTCGTCCACTATGGGTATGTTCCTGGTTTTGGCTTTTACTGTTTTGGTCTTATCCATCTTGTCGGCGCTTTTGCTAAATCTGGTACTTCCCTTATCCGCCAACTGGTTGATGCAGGAACGCTTAGCAACTTGCCAGGTGGCTTTAAGACCCGTGGCTTGCGTATCAAAGGAGACGACACGCCGATAGCTCCTGGTGAGTTCCGTGATGTAGACGTTCCATCTGGAGTAATGCGAGACAACATTTTGCCGTTGCCTTACAAAGAACCTAGCCAAGTTTTATATTCCCTTTTAAATACTATCGTTGAAGAAGGTCGCCGATTCGCATCAGCAGCCGATATGAATATTAGCGATATGTCTGCTAACGCACCAGTAGGGACAACCCTAGCAATCCTAGAGCGTACCCTTAAGGTGATGTCTGCAGTTCAAGCCCGTGTTCATTATTCAATGAAACAAGAGCTGGGACTCCTGAAAGAGATCATTCGTGATTACACCCCAGAAGAGTACAGCTACGAGCCAGTAGATGGTAATCGTAAGGCTAAGCAGTCTGACTATGACTTAGTAACGGTTATACCTGTTAGCGATCCTAACGCCGCAACAATGGCACAGAAGATTGTTCAATATCAGGCGGTTCTACAGTTAGCCCAAGGCGCGCCGCAGATCTATAACCTGCCGCAATTGCATCGCCAGATGCTGGATGTGTTGGGAATTCGCAACGCTCAGAAGCTGATTCCATTAGAGGAAGACCAAGTTCCAGAGGATCCGATTACTGAGAATATGAATGTATTGAGCAATAAACCCGTTAAGGCGTTTGTCTATCAAGACCATCAAGCTCATATTACGGCGCATCAATCATTCTTGCAGGATCCGCAGACAGCAGCAATCATCGGTCAAAACCCAATGGCTAATCAGATCACTGCGGCTTTGCAGGCGCATATCGCTCAGCATTATGGATTCCAGTATCGCCAGCAGATTGAGCAGGAGCTGGGCGCACCATTGCCTTATAAGAATGAAGACGATAAGAACGAAGCACTCCCAGAAGAGTACGAAGTTCAGATATCTCGCATGGTGGCTCAAGCCAGCCAGCAGTTGCTACAAAAGAATCAAGCGGCAGCGGCTCAGCAGGTGGCTCAACAGCAAGCTCAAGATCCAATCATTCAAATGCAACAGCAAGAACTCCAGATTAAAGGTCAGGATGTTCAGCGCAAAGCAGCCAAGGATCAGGCAGATATCGCCATTGAAAACCGCCGCCTTGACATTGAAGAGCAGCGCCTACAGATTAATTCCGAAATTGAAGGAAACAAAATTGGAGCAAAGATGGCTTTTGAAAAGGACAAGCTAGAACTTGAAAACGAGATCAAGGCAACCAAAATTGGCATTGACATGGCTCACAATAGGCAGGTAGTAGATGTAGATGTAGCAAAAGAAAAAGCGAAGTTTCTTGCCGATATCGCAAAAAGTCAGACAACTACCAACAGGGGTGAGTAATGACCGAATTTGAAGTATTAACCAAGCAATTGGACGATAAAGTAGAACAACTCAAGGAGGCTGTCGTCAACGGCAATCTAGAGTACCAGGAGTACAAAAAGGCGTGTGGTGAGATCCGAGGTCTGCTGATCGCGCGTGGATACATATTAGACCTCAAAGATAGATTGGAGAACTCGGATGAGTAACAAACTAGACTTAACTCAGGCTGTAGATTTGTCAGCCATTATGGATAAGTCAGACGAAGAAAAGGCAACACAACTGCCCAAGCCATCAGGCTACCGCATCCTATGTGCGATACCTGAAGCTGAAAAAGAACACGACGGAAGTGGTCTTTTAAAAGCAGACATTACTCTTCAGAACGAAGAGGCTTTAACTACAGTGCTGTTTGTAGTGGAATTAGGCGAGGATTGCTACAAAGATTCAACCCGTTTCCCAACAGGCCCGTGGTGCAAAAAGGGCGATTTTGTATTAGTTCGCCCACATGCTGGAACCCGTCTAGTCATTCATGGACGTGAATTCCGCATTATCAACGATGACTCCGTGGAGGCTGTAGTAGCCGATCCCCGTGGAATTCGACGTAAATAACATACCTTAATTGGTAACAAAAGGAGTTTTAAATGGAAAAAGACGATTATAAGTTTCCAGATGAAGTTGAAAACAAGGAAAAAGAAGGTGACGATTTTGAGGTGGAAATCGAAGATGACACACCAGAGGTAGATAGGGGTAAGAAACCTGCCGATCCTGAGTTAGTAGAGTCGCTGGAAAATGACGAACTGGAAGAGTACACCAGAGACGTTAAAACAAAGATTAAGCAGTATAAGAAGGTTTTTCATGACGAACGTAGAGCCAAAGAAGCGGCTGAGCGGGAGAAACAGGAAGCCATTAGCGTAGCTCAAAAGCTTTATAACGAAGTAAAACAACTTAAAAGCAGGGTTAATTCTACTGAAGAAGTAGCGATTGACTCATTTAAAACGAGCGCTGAGCGTGAGTTAGAGATGGCTAGAAAGGAATATAAGGAGGCTTATGACTCTGGAGATTCCGATAAGTTAGTAGATGCCCAAGAAAAGATGACATCTGCAAGAATGAAGATTGAGCAAGCTGGAAATGCTTTTGATACTGTCAAAAACAGAAAAGCTTTACAAGAGGAAGAAAATGAGGTACAAATACCTCAGAATCAGTATAAACCCGTACATGATCCTAAAGCTGCTTCATGGCAAGAGCGCAACTCTTGGTTTGGGCAGGATGATGAGATGACTAGTTTAGCGCTCGGTCTACACGAAAAGCTTGTCAAGGAAAATGGCGTGGCATATGCTACTACGGATGAGTATTACAAGCGTATAGATCAAACTATGCGTAAACGGTTTCCCGAAAACTTTGAGGAAGCTGACGAAGAAACAGATGCGCCTAGCGTGAAGACCGCAACTCGCAAACCTAGCACGGTAGTTGCCCCGGCAGCCCGTAGCACAGCGTCAAAAAAGGTTCGTTTAACCACGAGCCAACAATCAATTGCTCGTAAATTGGGTTTATCCCCTGAGCAATACGTCAAAGAACTTTTAAAAATGGAGGCCTAATCAAATGGCTGAAAACAGAACTACCCGTGAATTAAATACTCGTGCAGTTACAGAGCGTCCAAAGCAGTGGATGCCCGCGGAATTGCTCCCTGAGCCAGATAAACAGGCTGGGTATGCGTATCGTTGGATTCGTGTTTCAACACTAAACCAAGCTGATCCAAGAAATCTTTCAGGCAAACTGAGAGAAGGTTGGGAGCCTGTTAGGGTTGAAGAACAGCCAAAGTTTCAACTGCTAGTTGATCCCAGTAGTCGCTTTAAGGACAATATTGAGATTGGCGGGTTATTGCTTTGCAAGACTCCAGAAGAGTTCGTAGATCAGCGTAATACCCATTACGCTAAACAAACGGAGGCTCAGACGGAAGCTGTAGACAATAATTTAATGCGTCAAAGCGACCCACGGATGCCACTCTTTAAAGAGCGTAAATCCTCAAGTAGTTTTGGCAAAGGTTAATTTTCTTTTAATTTAGGAGTTATAAATGGCTTATCCTACCGTTGAC